CTCAGTTCAAAGATGATGTGTTAGTGACCGAACAAACTCAAATTTCTCTGCTTATAAAGTTTGAAATTATGATGCACCGTAATGCGAAAGCAAAATACAGTGCAGCACAAGAGATAGCTAGGCTTGTCTCTATGCAAAATGACTATCTTTCTACTTTTCCAGACCGTTCTGCAATGTCAGAACAAGACAGAGAGTATGTTTTATCGCTCGAAGCACAGATTCAGGCAGCAAAACAGGCAGAGCAAGCACGATCTAGTGAGTTCATTAAGCTTGAAGAGAAGCATCAGGCACTACTAAAAGACCTAAAAGCCACTAGAGAGCAGAGAGTTACAAGAATTGAGTCGTCAAAACAGAGCTTTTTAGCTATTATCAAGCAGTTACAAGACGAAGAGAACAGAGAACTTATGGGGCGACACATGGAAATCATGAAGCATGTGTCATCTAAGGAGATGGAAAGACTAGGATCTGCCCATGTTTATGAGGATGGGAACTCCGATTTGCCAATTTTGAACGCTGACACTATGGAAGAACAGAAGGAAAGCACATGAAAGCAGTAATTTTTGGCGTAACAGGACAAGATGGATCGTATTTAGCCGAGCATTTGCTTGAAAATAACATCAAAACAGTAGGTGTTACACGAAGAACATCGTTTGAAAACATTTCTCGCATAAGAAATGCGATGAATTCGTCCGATTTTAGTCTAGTTTATGGCGATGTGACCGATTATCACTCGATTGAGAGCATTTTGTCTGCTGAAAAGCCCGACTATGTCTTCAATTTAGCTGCACAATCACATGTTCGCATATCTTTTGACCAACCAAAGCTAACTTTTGACTCAGTTGCACTAGGTTGCTTCAATGTTTTGCAAGCTTTCAAGGAAATTACTCCTTGGGCGAAGTTTTATCAGGCTAGTTCGTCCGAACAATTTGGAAATATGGTCGAAGAAGACGGAACTCAAGACGAAACTACTCCATTTGTACCAGAAAGTCCTTATGCAGTAGCAAAAGTAGCAGCACACAACTTCGTAAACTGCTATCGCAACTCATATAACATACATGCAAGCTGCGGAATTCTCTTTAATCATGAGAGTCCACGCAGAGGACACAACTTTGTGACCAGAAAAATCAGTTTGTGGGCAGCAAAGTTCATGTATTGTTATGAAAGAGGTCTTCATTTACCTAAATTAAGTCTTGGAAATCTAAAAGCTAAAAGAGATTGGGGTCATGCAAAGGATTATGTTAGGGCGATGAAGCTAATTGTTGATCAAGACAAGCCAGACGACTATGTAGTAGCTACTGGTAACACCCATTCCGTTCAAGATTTTCTAGAAGAAGCTTGCCTTGTTGCAGGAATTGACAACTACAAGCAATATGTTGATATAGATGAGTCTCTTTTTAGACCATCTGAAGTAAAACACCTTCGTGGAAACCCTACAAAGATCATGGAAGTGACTGGTTGGACACCCACCTTCACCTTTGAAGAGTTAGTTAAAGACATGGTTATGTCTGACTATCAACTTTATGAACAGCAAAAAATATAAAGTAATCAAAGACACTAGAGAACAGCTTGGTTGGGAGTTTAACCCAGGTCCATCTTGTGATGGAATGACTATCGCTACACTAAAAACCGGCGATTATTCATTAGAGGGTTTTGAAAATAAATTTGTCATAGAACGCAAAGGTGATCTTAGCGAGTTTTCAAACAACATTACGCAACAAAGATTTCACGACGAGTTATTAAGGCTTGAAGAATTTGAATTACCATTTATAGTTTTAGAATTTACTATGGAAGACATTTACAAATTTCCACAATCGACACAAATTCCGCCAAGTAAGTATAAGTATATAAAAATAACTCCGCAGTTTATTGTCAAAGCACTTTTAGATATAGAAGTAAAGTATAAGACCAAGATTATCCTTGCAGGAAAATACGGAAAAGAAGTTGCATCTAGTTTATTCAAGAGAGTATGTGAGCACTATGGACAAACTAAAGAAAGTTCTTGATAAAGCTTGGATGCTTTCTGAAAAAGAAATTCAGGGCATTCGGCCCGGAGCGGACATTTCGCACATAGAGTCTCTTTTAGATTTGCCAATCGGAACTATTCATCCTTTCAATGTGATGACGCATTATGACAAAGAGAATCCGCATGTGCATCTTTTAAAAATCATGCGTAATCCAGATTATTTTCCTTTTACATGTAAATTATTATTCGATATTGAAATTATGCCGTTCCAGCATTTGATTTTGAAAGAGCTTTGGAATCGCCCCTTCCCTATGCTTATTGCTGG